AAAGTCCTGCCAACACCAATGGGTAACTTAGTTAAAACAATGCTTGAGTCGGGTGTTAAATTAGGAGTTTCATCCAGAGGAAGCGGTAATGTCCGTGAAGCCTCTGGCGATGTTTCAGATTTTGAAATCGTTACTATTGATATAGTAGCACAACCAAGTGCTCCAGACGCATATCCAACAGCAATTTATGAAGGGCTCTTAAACATGAGAGGCGGACATAGAGTGTTGGAGGCAGCGGCTGAAGTGCGTGAGAATCAAAAAGCGCAAAAATACTTAAAGGAAAGTATTTTGCGTCTCATAAAGGACCTAAAAATTTAGGAGAGCATTATGTTAGACGTATTCAAACCACTTATCGAGAACAATATTATTTCTGAGGAAGTTCAAGCAGAACTAACAGAAGCTTGGGAAGCAAAGTTGGCGGAAGCCACTGAGCAAAACAAGGCTGAGTTACGCGAAGAATTTGCACAGAGATATGAACACGATAAGGAGGCGATTGTCGAAGCCCTAGATACAATGGTTACAGATTCTCTAAAACAAGAAATCAACGAATTTGTAGAAGATAAGCAAGCATTACTAGCTGAGCGAGTAGCATACAAGACAGCAGTAACAGAGCATGCCGATCTTCTAAGCAAGTTCGTAACAGAAAATCTAGCAACTGAAATGAATGAGTTCCGTGCTGATAGAGGCACACAGGCTCAAACAATGAAGAGACTAGAAGATTTCGTAATCAAAGCATTAAGCGAAGAGATTGTTGAATTCAACGAAGACAAGAAGGACGTAGTTGAAACAAAAGTAAGACTAGTAGCAGAAGCAAAAGCAAAACTAGCCGAACTTAAGAAAACATTCATTGAGCGTAGTGCTAAGATGGTTGAAGAGACTGTCACCAAGACAATTAAGGGTGAGATGTCACAACTTAAAGAAGATATTCAAAGTGCTCGTGAGAATAACTTTGGACGTCAATTATTTGAAGCTTTTGCCGCAGAGTATGCTCATTCATATTTGAACGAGAATACAGAAGTTGCAAAACTTAACAAACAACTTTCAGAGATGGAAGGGGTATTGGCAGAAGCCAATAAAACAATAGAAGAAAAGGATGCACTCGTAGAGGCAAAAATGAGTGAAATCAGAATTATTAATGATCAAGCAAGCAGAAAGGACGTTCTTTCACAACTACTTTCACCACTAGTGAAAGAGAAGAGAGAAGTAATGGAAAGCCTACTTGAGTCAGTACAAACTGAAAAACTTAAAGCATCTTTTGACAAATACCTGCCAGCAGTTATTAATGGTGATGGCACTGGTATTAAACGCCAACTTACAGAAGGTTCAGTAAAGAAGGAAGTAACTGGTGATCGTAAGGTTGTTACTGAAGAGAAACAACAAGAAAATACACAAGCAAAATCCAACATTATTGACTTGAAGAAGTTAGCAGGATTATAAATTTATAATTAAGGAGTTTAGGAGACTAAAAATGTCAGAACTATTAAATGAAAACTGGAGCGAAACAAGAGAGGCACTTCTAGAAGGTCTTTCAGGTACAGCTCGTAGTACAATGTCAGTAACTCTAGAGAATACAAAAAACTATTTGACAGAGGCTGCAACATCCGGTGCATCAACATTAGGTAATGTTGCTACACTTAACCGCGTAATTTTACCAGTAATCCGCCGCGTAATGCCATCAGTAATTGCTAACGAAATCGTTGGTGTTCAACCAATGGCAGGTCCAGTAGGACAAATTCACACATTGAGAGTACGTTATGCTGACGCATTCAGCGGTACTTCAGGTGGTAACGCAACAGCAGGTGAAGAAGCACTAAGCCCATTCAAAGTTGCTGAAGGTTATTCTGGTAACGTTTCAGGTGGTGATACAGCAGGTTCAACAGCTTCTAACGAAGGTACAGGTGGTAACCGTCTAAGCATCCAAATCTTGAAGCAACCAGTTGAAGCAAAGACACGTAAGCTATCAGCACGTTGGACTTTCGAAGCTGCTCAAGATGCTAACTCAATGCACGGTATTGACATGGAAGCAGAAATCATGTCAGCACTAGCACAAGAAATTACTGCTGAAATTGATCAAGAGATCCTACGTTCACTACGTAGTATCGCAACAGCAGGTGATGCATATGACCAATCACTAGTAAGTGGTACAGCAACATATGTTGGTGACGAGCATGCCGCTCTAGCAGTTCTAATGAACCGCGCAGCCAACACAATTGCACAACGCACACGTCGTGGTGCAGGTAACTGGGCAGTCGTTTCACCACAAGCACTAACAGTTATCCAATCCGCTTCAACAAGTGCATTTGCACGTACAACAGAAGGTTCATTCGAAGCACCAGTTAACCAAAAGATGGTTGGCACACTAAATGGTACAATGAAGATCTATGTTGATACATACGCAGCTGATGATACAGCAGTACTAGTAGGCTACAAGGGTTCAAGCGAAGCAGACGCAGCTGCTTTCTACTGCCC